CCCTACTTGTATATGGGATGGAGATGAAATTGTAGAAAGAATTGATCCTGTTAAAGGCAGATGTGTGTTGTTTCCAGGAGAAACTTATCATGCATCTAGTGGTCCTAAACTAAATTCTGATAGGATGGTTCTTAATTTTAATTTTCTACTATGATTGTATGGTCTATCATTTGGATGATTGTAATATTAATGATATTAGTTTCCGTATCAATCGTCTATATATTTAAGTACGACGACTGGTATCCTAATGGCAGCGATGACCCCACCGAGCAGAAAGAGCTGCTACAACTTCCGAGTAACGAACATAGATAAGGTTTTAGATGGCGATACTATTGATGTTACTATTGACCTCGGCTTTGATCTATACAAGAAAGAAAGAGTTAGAATTGCAGGAGTTGATACGCCAGAGAAGAGAACAAGAAACCTCGAAGAAAAGGAACTGGGAATAGATGCAACAAACTGGCTTAAAGAAAAACTGGAGAGCACTCTTGCTGGCGATGATGAGCTCACTATTCGCACTGAGCTTCATGGTGGTGTCGGCAAGTACGGTCGGCTTTTGGGTTGGCTTTACGTTGGGGAGGAATCAGTCTCACTCAACGAGCAAATGATTACCGAAGGATATGCTTGGCCATATGATGGTGGTACTAAGCAAAAAGACTTCGAGGAATTACGTGAGATACGTCGATCTTACGGTACACTTAATGAGAGTTAAAAAATGAGAGAACAATTGATTAGAGCATTATTATCACATGCTCAAGGTGACATTGCAAAACATAGAGCAAATGTTGAAATTTATTTAACTAATCCAGTTGGTATTGGTGAGCATTCAAATGTTATGGAAGCAATTGAAGAAGAACTCAACATGATTGCTAAGTACGAGGATCAGATTGTAGTTATTAATAAATACTTCAAAAAGTCTTCCACGGAGTATCTTAAAGAGTCATGAAAAAAGTAAAAGCAGGATTCGACAAAGTAGTCGAATGGGATAAGAAACTTATTAAGAAGTGTCAGGATAAATGGGGACTTACTGATTATCAGGTAGTTTGCATTTCATTTGCCAAAGGATTTATTATTGGAGCGATTCTACTATGACTTTTATTATTTCGTTATTGGTTTCATTATTTTTAGCACTACCAGCATATGCTGTAGAGATTACAATGGGTTCAGGAGGCAATCTAGTGTTTGAACCTAATGAAGTATCAATTTCTGCTGGAGATACAGTAACTTTTACTAATGGAGATCTACCACCTCATAATGTAATGGTAGAAGGTCATCCAGAATTATCACATTCAGATCTAGCATTTGCTGCTGGTGATAGTTTTGATGTTACATTTCCTGATCCAGGAGATTATAATTTCCAGTGTGATCCTCATGCTGGTGCTGGTATGAAAGGAGTTATCCACGTATCATAAATGCCAAGTACACAAGCTGAAGTATATCTTGGCAATCCCAATCTTAAGAAAGCTAATGTTACACAGGAGTTTACTAAGAAAGAGGTTGCTGAGTATTTAAAATGTGCAAAGGATCCAGTTTATTTTATCAGAGAATATATTAAAATTGTATCTCTAGATGAAGGATTGATTCCTTTTAAGATGTACCATTTCCAAGAGGAGATGGTAGAAAAGTTTCATACGAATAGATTTAATATAGCAAAGTTACCACGTCAGTCAGGTAAGTCTACTATTGTGACTTCATATCTCTTGTGGTATGTTCTTTTTAATGCAAATGTCAACGTCGCAATCCTCGCAAACAAAGCAGCCACTGCAAGAGAAATGTTGGGACGCTTACAACTTTCTTATGAATCACTCCCTAAATTTATCCAACAGGGTATTCTCCAGTGGAACAGGGGTTCACTCGAATTGGAAAACGGAAGTAAAATCTTGGCTGCTTCTACTTCTGCTAGTGCTGTTCGCGGCATGTCCTTTAACATTATATTTTTGGACGAATTCGCGTTTGTTCCGAATCATATTGCAGAGCAGTTTTTTAGTTCTGTGTATCCTACTATATCTTCTGGTAAATCAACAAAAGTTATTATCATATCTACCCCACATGGGATGAATATGTTCTATAAACTTTGGCATGATTCAGAACGTAAGGCAAATGAATATGTATCAACCGAAGTTCATTGGTCAGAGATACCTGGTCGAGATGCTGCATGGAAAGAACAAACTATAAGAAATACATCAGAACAACAATTTAAAGTTGAGTTTGAATGTGAATTTTTAGGATCTGTTGACACATTAATTTCACCTGCTAAGTTAAGGGTGATGCCATATGAAGATCCTTTAAGAGAGAAAAAGGGATTGGCAGTTTATGAGAATGTTTTAGAAGATCATAATTACATTATAACTGTTGATGTTGCTAGAGGTATTGGTGGAGACTATTCAGCATTCTGTGTAATGGATACAACTACTCTACCATATAGGTTGGTTGCTAGATATAAAAACAATGAAATCAAACCTATTATTTTACCTAACATTATAGTTGATGTTGCTAAGAATTATAATAATGCATATATCCTTTGTGAGGTAAATGATATTGGTGGACAGGTAGCAGACATCATTCAATACGATTTAGAATATGAAAATTTATTGATGGCATCTATGCGTGGTAGAGCAGGTCAGCAATTAGGACAAGGGTTCTCAGGTAAGAAGACACAACTTGGTGTTAAGATGAGTACTGCTGTTAAACAAGTTGGATGTTCTAATCTTAAAGCATTAATAGAAGAGGATAAGTTAATTATACAAGACTATGATACTATTGCGGAGTTAACAACTTTTATTCAAAAGGGTCAATCATTCCAAGCGGAAGAAGGATGTCATGATGACCTTGCCATGTGTCTAGTTATGTTCTCATGGATGGCCATGCAAGAGTATTTTAAAGAGATGCATGATAATGATGTGAGAGCACGGATATTTGAAGCACAGAGAGATTCGATAGAACAAGACATGGCACCCTTTGGTTTTATATCAGATGGGTTGGATGAAGATGTTATTGTAGATGCCCAGGGAGAGAGGTGGGAGATTGCGGAATACGGAGATAAGTCCTACATGTGGGAGTATATGTGACGTTTCAAAAATATAAATAATCTTAGACAACCCGAATGTTGGATATCCTAGGAGTTTTTAAACATGGCAGCTAATCAATTATCGCCAGGAGTAGTAGTACAGGAAAGAGACCTGACTACTATTACCACTTTATCTACCGCAAATATTGGCGTACTTGCGGCCCCTTTTGAACTTGGTCCTGTTGAAGAGGTTGTAGAGATCGCTTCGGAGAGAGATCTTGTTGAACGCTTTGGTAAACCAAACGAAAATAATTACGAATTCTGGTATACTGCATCGCAGTTTTTATCATATGGTGGTATCCTTAAGACAATTCGTGTTACATCTTCAAACTTAAAGAATGCTGTTGATACTGGTACTGCTCCTTTAATTAAGAATCTTCAAGCATACGAAACAACATTCGAGGCTGCGTCTAATAATTGGACATGGGCTGCTAGGACTGCTGGTACAAAAGGTAACTCAATCGGTATCTTTATGACAGACTCTGGTCCTGACCAGATCTTAACAATGAGCACTCCTTCTACAAACGAGTGGGAATTTGATGAGGATACTGCTATTGCTGCTACAGATGCAGGTGAGAGTGGTGCAACTGGTAAAGTTTATAAGTACGCACTTAAGTGTACAGTAGAAAACGTTGTTGGTGATTTCGTAGTTGGTACTGCAACTACAGTTGCTACTGGTAGTGGTAATGAGGCAGTTACAGTTGCTGCTTGGGATCCTGCAAACAAAACTATTGAATTCCATCTAGATGCTGATGGTATTTCTGGTGTTGTTGCTGCTGGTGCTGATATTATTCAGGGTACTAATACTGCTGATGTTCTAACAATTGAGCGTCAACTTTATATTGCTCTTGATAAGGGTAGTGTAGAATTTGCTGCTAATGATGCATTCAACGATGCTAACTCTGTTGCTGCAACAGTAAGTGCAGTTGCTGCTGAATATCCTTCACGTGAGTATCTACCTGGTGAGAAATGGGTTAACGTTGCTGCACGTCCTGCTACTTCTCTGTATACAAACAGCGTTGGTGGACATCGTGACGAAGTTCATATTCTTGTAGTTGATGTTGATGGTAAAATCACTGGTACAACTGGTGCTGTTCTTGAGCGTTTCATTGGTCTTTCTAAAGCATCTGATGCTAAGACTTCTGTAGGAGAAACAAACTTCTATTCTGAAGTTGTTAAGCAACGCTCTCAATACATCTTCTGGGGTGAGCATGAAACTGGTGCAGATCTGTTTAATGCAACTGCAACTGCTTCAGATGGTAACTGGGGACAAACTGCAAACGCACGTCAGTTCAACCTACTACGTTCATCTGCTGGTACTACTTCTTATCCTGAAGGACGTACAACAGTTGGTTCTAAGCAGAACTCAACCTTCTACTATCGTCTTACAGGTGGTGTAGATTATACAGTATCAGGTGGTGTGTATAGTGTTTCTAATACAGACCTATCAACTGCATATGGTTTAATAGAAGATCCAGAATCACAAACAATTGATTACATTCTTTGTGGACCTTCTGGTGCTGATGATGCTGCAGCAATTGCTAAGGTAACTTCTCTAGTTAATATCGCTGAAGAGCGTAGAGATTGCTTGGTATTTGTTTCACCTCGTCGTGGTAATGTAATTGGTATTTCCAATACAACATCAATCACAGATAATATTGTTAATTTCTTTGATCAGTTATCAAGTTCCTCTTACATGGTATTTGACTCTGGTTATAAGTACATCTACGATAAGTACAATGATGTTTATCGTTACGTACCTTGTAACGGAGATGTTGCTGGTCTTTGCTTACAAACAACTGAGTTGGCAGAACCTTGGTTCTCACCTGCTGGTTTCCAACGTGGTATCTTGAGAAATGCTATTAAACTTGCATACTCTCCTACCAAGTCACAACGTGATCGTTTGTATGCAAATAGAGTTAACCCAATCGTATCCTTCCCTGGTCAGGGTGTAGTACTATTTGGAGACAAGACTGCTCTTGGATTTGCTAGTGCATTCGATAGAATTAACGTTCGTCGCTTGTTCCTTACAATCGAGAGAGTTATATCTGGTGCTGCTAAGGGACAACTCTTCGAGCAAAACGATGAGTCACAAAGAAGTCTCTTCCTCAATATCGTTGAACCATACCTACGTGACGTACAAGGACGTAGAGGTGTAACCGATTACTTGGTTAAGTGCGATAGCGAGAACAATCCTCCAGAGGCAGTTGATCGTGGTGAGTTTTACGCAGAAATCTATGTGAAACCAACTCGTACAATTAATTACATCACACTAACATTCGTTGCTACACGTACTGGTGTTGCATTTAATGAGGTTGCGAACTAAATAATATAGTTCGAGATGGATCAAGAGACCCTGCGGGGTCTCTTTTTTTTGCTGAAAATTTTGATTATTCTAAATATAAAGGACGGAGATTTTAAAAACAATGGCAAAAAGAGGCACTATTGATGACTTTAAGGCGAACGTAGCAGCGGACTTCGCACGCCCTAATCTGTTCCAAGTTGATTTAGCATTCCCAACAGGAATCATTAACAACTCTTCTCTAGTTGAATTAGGTAAGTTCACAGTTCGTGCTGCTAACCTACCTTCATCTCAGGTTGGTGTTATTGAAGTTCCTTTTAGAGGACGTGTTCTAAAGATTGCTGGAGACAGAACATTTGAACCTTGGACAATCACCATACAAAACGATAGCAACTTTGCTTTGAGAAGTGCTTTTGAACTTTGGGGTGGATCTATTCAAGCGTTTAACGAGAACTTCACTTCTGCTGCAGGATTAGGTGATGCGGATGATGCAACTGGATACTTCTCTGACATGGTTGTTCATCAGTTAGCAAGAGATGTTAAGAGTGGTGATACTCCTAAGATCCTTAAGTCTTATAAATTCTATAACGTATTCCCAAGTAATATTGCTGCTATAGATCTAGACTTTGGTAACAACGATGCGATTGAAGAGTTCACAGTAGAACTACAAGTCCAATACTGGACTCCAATTGACTCTGGCGCAGATGCCTAAATAGGACAGGAACATTAAGTAAATTATAATGTCGCAACTCTTTGGATTTTCACTAGAGAGAGCAAAGAAGGTTCCTAAGGGGCCTTCTTTTGTTCAGAAAGATAACCTAGATGGATCACAACCTATTGTTGGTGGTGGTTACTATGGTTATTCCGTCGATTTCGATGGACAAATTCGTAATGAGTATGAACTAATCACTCGTTATAGAGAGATGGTTTTACAACCAGAGTGCGATAGTGCAGTTGATGATGTAGTCAACGAAACTATTTGTGGTAACTTTGATGATGTACCTGTACAGGTAGAACTATCTAATTTAAAGCAATCTGAAAAGATCAAGAAATTAATCCGTGAGGAATTTGATGAGATATTAAGACTTCTTGATTTTGAGAACAGATCATATGAGATCTTCCGTCGATGGTATGTTGATGGAAGACTTTTTTATCATAAGGTAATTGATCCTGATAATCCTAAAGGTGGATTAATCGAATTACGTTATGTTGATCCTCGTAAGATTCGCAAGGTAACTGAGTATGAACAGAAACGTGCAGAGGAAATGCGTGGGACTGATATCAATACTCAATTAACACAAAAAGCAGCAAGTTATTATTTGTATAACCCTAAAGGTTTGCGGAATTCTACCAACCAAGGTATGAAAATTGCACCAGATTCAATTACATATTGTCACTCTGGTATCCAAGACCTTAATAAAAATATGGTTTTGTCTCATTTGCATAAAGCAATTAAGGCAGTCAATCAGTTGAGAATGATTGAAGACTCTCTTGTTATCTACAGATTATCAAGAGCACCAGAAAGAAGAATATTTTACATTGATGTAGGTAACCTTCCTAAGAATAAAGCGGAACAATATCTACGTGAAGTAATGGGTCGTTACAGGAATAAACTTGTATACGATGCAAACACAGGAGAAATTAAAGATGACAAGAAGTTCATGTCGATGCTTGAGGACTTCTGGTTACCAAGAAGGGAAGGCGGTAGAGGAACTGAGATCACTACGCTCCCAGGTGGACAAAATCTTGGAGAACTTGAGGATGTCAAGTACTTCCAGAAAAAATTATACAAGTCATTAAATGTTCCTAATTCAAGATTAGAAACAGAAACAACATTTAACATAGGACGTGCAGCTGAAATTACACGTGATGAGGTTAAGTTCCAGAAATTTGTCGCACGTTTACGCAAACGTTTTGGCGAATTGTTTATTGATCTTCTTAAAACTCAATTAGTTTTAAAAGGAATCTGTTCCATTGAGGAATGGGATGAGATGAAAGAGCACATTCAATTTGACTTTGTTGCTGATAACTATTTCACTGAACTTAAGGAGATAGAAATCCGCAATGAAAGGATGAATGAAGTTGCTCAAATGGATCCTTACGTTGGTAAATACTTCTCTGCTGAGTATATCCGTCGTCAAGTTCTTAAGCATACCGATCAAGAAATAAAAGAGATCGATAAGCAGATTGAACAGGAAATTGCAGACGGAACTATTATGGATCCTGCTGAGGTTCAAGCTATGGAATTGGGAGTAGCACCTGGAATGGAAGGTGAGCAACCTACCGCAGAAGGAGCACCCCAAGACCCAAAGTCTCTAATTGAACCCGCAGATCAGAAAAGAGGGGAGCTTTAAATTACTAAATAAATATAATGGGAGTATATTATGCCTAGCGAAATTGCACAAACTATTGTAAATCAAATCTTTGGTGATGATAAAGCAGCTGCTATTGATAGCACAAATGATGCTTTATCCTCTACAGCTTATGATGCTATTCAACAAAAGAAAGTTGAATTTGCTCAAGCAATGGGATTTGATCTTGATGACACTGCTCAAGCTTCAGCAGATGAAGTAGCAGATAAAGTAACTGATGGTACTGAAGGTCCACAAGATGTTGACGTTCAAGGCCGCAAACCTGAAGATGCACCTGCTGATGAAATGGCAGATGAAGTCCCAGATCCATTACCACCTAATACGGCGGTAGTAGATGAAATTGAACCAATCGAGGAACCCAAAGATGAGACTGATAGCTGAAGAAATAACTCAAGTAAAATTCTTTGCTGAGGAAAAGGAAGGCAAAAAGAATCACTTTATTGAAGGTGTTTTCCTACAGGCTGAGATAGAGAATAAGAATGGTCGTAAGTATCCATTCAAAACTCTTGAGCGTGAGGTTGGTAAATATAATGAGAGTACTATTCAAAAAGGTCGTGCTCTTGGTGAACTTGGTCATCCCGAAGGACCATCTATTAATTTAGATCGTGTCTCTCATAAAATCTTATCATTGAAAGCGGAAGGTAATAATTTCATAGGACGTGCAAAACTTCTTGATACTCCTATGGGAAACATTGCTAAGAATCTATTAGATGAGGGTGTATCTTTAGGAGTTTCTTCTAGAGGTATGGGTTCTCTTCAAAAAGTAGAGGGAGTAAATGTCGTTCAAGACGACTTTATGTTAGCAACAGCAGCAGATATTGTTGCTGATCCATCAGCTCCAGACGCATTTGTGGATGGTATTATGGAAGGAAAAGAGTGGATATGGGATAATGGACTTCTAAAAGAGTCTGCAGTAGCAGAAATTAAGAAGGAAATTGATGAAGCAACCCTTATAAACATTCAAGAACGGAAGGTTTCCGCATTTGATAAGTTTTTAAGAAGTTTGTAATTTATAAATAAATAAAGATAACGCAATGCATATCGGAGTTATAGCAAATGTCAGACACCTCTAATAAAGAGCTAGATAACATGGAACAGGTGAGCGAAGACGCTGCTACTGGTGTTGCTGCAATTAAAAAAGGCGCAGTACCAGGAGAAAAGATCGACACTTCACAAGGTAAATTCGATGCTATCGGTGGAAACGATAGTAAAGGAAACCCAGAAGGAACAGAAAATCTTGGCGCAGCCGCCGCTGGTTCCACATCAGTAGAAAAGGATAAGTCTTTAAAGACGAAACCCTCGGATGCTGGAACAGGAAATGTTTCCGCTGGTCTATCCAAAAAGATCTTCGACGACGTAGAAAAGAAAGATGGCGAAGAAATCAAAGAAGAGCCTGAAGCCAAGTACGACTTTACTGAGGATGTTGACGCTCTTGTCGCTGGTGAAGAACTCACAGAAGAGTTCCGAGTAAAAGCCGCAACAATATTTGAGGCAGCAGTGACCGCTAAAGTTAACGACGAAGTTAAAGCGTTACAAGAAGCCTTTGAAGGCACTCTAACCGAAGAGGTAGAGAAAATCAAAACAGAATTAGCTGAGAAAGTAGATGACTACTTGTCTTATGCAGCTGAGCAGTGGATGAATGAAAATCAACTCGCTGTAGAGCATGGCATTAAGACTGAAATGGCAGAGTCATTCTTTAACGGCATCAAGAATCTCTTTGTGGAACATAACTTTACAGTTCCTGAGGAGAAATTTAACCTGCTAGATGGTATGGCAGGTGAGTTAGATGATATGGAGAAAAAACTCAATGAACAGATCGACTCTAATGTCTCTTTGAATAAGAGGATTGGAGAATTTGTAAAAATGGAAATTGTGAACGAATGCGCCACTGGTTTAGCAGAAACCCAAAAGGAGAAGCTTGCGTCATTGGCAGAGGGTGTTGAGTTTGAAACTGAAGAAGACTATCGCAAGAAAGTCGAGACTATCAAGGAATCATACTTTACTAAGAAGGCCGAGACTGCAGCAGCTGCAGTTGAACCCACAGAAGAAAGTTCTGCTCCTTTGGTAGAAGAAACAACAAGCAGTACCATGTCTAAGTACGTGGATCAAATTGCTCGTTGGTCCAAATAATTTTAAACACTTACTTTAATCGGAGACAAAATGTCACTTAAATCACTCCAAGAAAAGTGGGCACCCGTTCTGAATCACGACGCTCTACCAGAGATCGAAGATTCTTATAAGAAAGGCGTAGTCGCACAACTTCTTGAAAACCAAGAAGTCGCTCTTAAAGAAGAGGGACAAATCCTAACAGAAGATTTACAAACATCTGGTACAGGTGGATTCGGTAGCGGTGCTACTGCCACAGGTCCTGTTGCTGGTTTCGACCCAGTTCTAATCAGCTTGATTCGTCGTTCAATGCCTCAATTGATCGCATACGACGTTGCTGGTGTTCAGCCAATGACTGGTCCTACTGGACTCATCTTTGCGATGAGAACTCAGTATGGTGTCGAAAGATCACCTGCTTCCAGTGATTACAGAGAAGCACTATTTAACGAGCCTAACGCTGGTTTCTCTGGTGGTGCAGATAACCGTCTTACAGGTTATGATCCTACTGCTTCCTCCAGTGCTATCAACGATGCTGAAGGTGCTAACCCTGCACTTCTCAATGATTCCCCTGCTGGAACATATGAGTTGACAGGCGATGCTACTGGAATGGCAACGGCAACTGCTGAAGCTCTTGATGACAGTGCAGCTGGAACAGCCTTCAGAGAGATGGGCTTTGCCATCGAGAAGGTGACCGTTACGGCGAAGTCACGTGCTCTAAAAGCTGAGTACTCAATCGAACTCGCTCAGGACTTGAAAGCAATTCATGGTCTTGATGCCGAGCAAGAGTTAAGCAACATTCTCTCTACAGAGATCCTTGCTGAAATCAACAGAGAAGTTGTTAGAACTATCTACACTAACGCTGTTGCTGGTGCTCAAAACAATACATCAACTGCTGGTATCTTTGACCTAGACGTTGACTCAAATGGTAGATGGTCAGTTGAGAAATTCAAGGGACTTCTATTCCAGATAGAAAGAGACTCCAACGCTATCGGGCAACAAACTCGTCGCGGGAAGGGCAACATTTTGATCTGCTCTGCAGACGTTGCTTCTGCTCTTGGAATGGCTGGCGTTCTTGATTACGCTCCTGGTCTTAATGGTAACAACGCATTGACAGGTGTAGACGATACATCTTCAACTCTTGTTGGTACTCTTAACGGACGCATCAAGGTTTACGTTGACCCATATTCTGCTAACGTTGCTGATAAGCACTTCTACGTTGCTGGATACAAAGGTACTTCACCTTATGACGCTGGATTATTCTATTGCCCTTATGTACCTCTACAGCAGGTCAGAGCAATTAATCCTGACACCTTCCAACCAAAAATTGGCTTCAAGACTCGTTACGGAATGGTTTCTAACCCCTTCTCACAAGGTCTTACCCAAGGTTCTGGAGCACTTACTGCTAATACTAACAAGTATTACAGACGTGTACAGGTTGCTAACCTCATGTAATTCAAGTATTACATATACTAATCAAAGACCCCTTTACAGGGGTCTTTTTTTGTCTTATATTACTTGAGTTGGGGAAGGGACTATCGCATATTGGTTAATGCCCTCTGCTTATAACGGAGTGAACCGAGTTCAATTCTCGGTAGTCCTACCTTGACTCAGTAGCTCAATGGAATAGAGCAATTGCCTTCTAAGCAATTGGTTGTAGGTTCGAGTCCTACCTGAGTCGCCAGGGAGTGTAGTCCAATTGGCAGAGACAGGAGACTTAAAATCTCTACAGTGTGGGTTCGACTCCCATCACTCCTATATCGGTATTAACACATACCTTTTAACTTGTATAAATATCTCAGTTTGACCAATAATAATGACAAGTCTAATTGATCCAAGAAAATACTCCGAGGCAGTTGACCTATTAAGGTCATTTTTTTTGTCTAAAGGTTTTTTAGAAGTTCACACTCAAAACCGTTTAAGTATCCTTGCTGCTTGTGAAGATCCAGAAACAGTAGCAACATATAACTACGGTGGTAATATATGGCCACTACCTCAAACAGGTCAGATGTGGCTAGAACATGAATTACTT